CGGCTGGGGACCAGACGACGAACGAGATGACGACTGGGCAGTACCTTGGCTACGCCCGCGTCGCGGTGACGCGCGCGTCGGGCGCGGGCGGATGGACGGTGACGACGAACTCGGTCAGCCCGCAGGCGACGATCACGTTTCCAGCGGGCACGGGCGGATCTGGCGCAACGGCGTCGTTCTTCGCCGTCGGTTCGGTGACGTCGGGCGCGGGCGTGCGGTTCTACAGCGGGACGATCTCGCCGACCATCGCGTGCGGCAACGGCGTGACGCCCTCGCTGAGCACGGCGACGGCGATCACCGAGACGTAGGATGCCGAACAGCCCGGCGGCGATCAGCGCGGCGCTGCAGACGGCAATGGCCGCGGCCGCCGTGGCGACGCCAGGGCCGACGCCGACGAACGGTGACGTCGTGTTAGCTCGCGTGATCGCGGCATACGCGAATACGGCAGCTGCGTGGGTGTGGCAGAAGGGGTATTTGGTGTTCTTCGCGTCATTGGACCATGCCATTGCGACGAATTACGAGGCGCGGTTGCGCGTAAACGGCAATTCGACCGTGATCGGGACGCAGACGCTAGGCGTCCCGCTGGCTGACGTATACGGCACGATCGGGGTCGACGTGACGGCGCTACTGGCTGGGCACACTGGGAGTCACACGATGTCGGTCGCGGTGACAACGCCGGGAGGCACCGTGGACTCCGATATCAGCGCGCCGTTCACGTTACCGTTGTGAGGTCAGAGGAAATGAAGATTACATGGCGAACAGTCGGTAATGTCGTCGGCCTAAGTTTGCTAGTACTCGCTGTACTGATGCATTGGGCACCAAGGCACATCCACATGCCGGTCGTATCGGCACAGGGCGCGATTGCGTGTACGCAGTCGGTGGTGACGGCGGCGCAGGTGGCACTTTACAACGCGGGACAGACCGGGACGGTCAACATCGGTCCTGGTACATGCGACTGGTCGGACATGTGGGTCTACCCGAACGTCACGCTTCAAGGTGGTGTCGGTGGCACGACCACGATTAACTCGCTGTCCGGACACGCGTTCGGGATGGGATGGTTGGGACAGAACAATGAGCGCGTGACTGGATTTACGTTCAACTGTCAACAGTCACGGGTGCATGGTGGCGTGGATTGGCGCGTCGACCATAACATCTTCAATGCGTGCCCGGTGATGGATCAAATCCAACGTCCGTTCATGGTGGACATGAACGGTGATCCCACGCACAACTCCCAGGGGCTGATTGACCACAATACCTTCAACAATGTCAGCCCTGAAGTTGATGGGTATGAGTGCGATGGATCATCGTGCACGACGGATTTCAATACTGCGGCGCCTGCGTTGAGCGCGCCGATAGGACTTGGCACCGTGAACGCGACGTACCTCGAGGATAACACGTATAACTTCAGTCGCTTCTTGAACGCGATCGATTGTGAATTTGCGGGAATGTATGTGTTTCGCCACAACACTGTCGATGGTGTGTATCCAGAAGCGCATACTGCGCGAGCATGGGCGCGCGGATGCCGGAAATGGGAAGTATACGAGAACACCTTCCTGGCAACCGTCGTCCAGCCAGCTTGGCTTGGCCTATTTCGCGGCGGGACGGGGGTCGTCTTTAACAACCGCTGGATCGGCGTGAGCGTGAGCACCATCTCCATCGATAATCTACGGTCGTACGACACTATGCGTGGAAATGGGAATCTTGGTGATACGGACTCGGCGCCGCACGCGATGTGCTGGGGCAATTTGGGCGCGAACTTAGGGATCAATTCTCCTTTCGATGGCAACACGGATGCGGACGGGTATCCATGCATCGACCAGATCGGTCGCGGTCGTGACACATCGCCGCAAACGTATCCCTATCCACCGTATCAAGTCCAAGAACTACTCCCGGCTTATTTCTGGAACAACGTCAAGTATGCGACGCAAGCGGATTCAAATGGGAATGTCAATGGGGTGGTGCAAGGAGTCATTATTAACCAAGGATGGGCTGGTGGCGATTGTCCTCGCTGCACGCGCGTCATTCAGGCCAACCGCGACTACTACGTGAACGTCGGCGCGAAACCTGGGTATGTTCCGTATACGTACCCACACCCGTTGCAGCACGCGACGTCGTCTGGCTTACCCCGTCCGGCGACAGGCGTCACCGTAACACCGTAGGGAGACTTTATGATCGTGATGTCGACCGGCATTTCCATCAACACTTCGTACGGGGAAGTCGCCAAGCGGCGCCTCGAAGCGGCGGCGCAGCAAGCCATCGAGGCTGCACACCAGAACGGGCTGAACGACGCCGACCACGGAACGATCATCCGACAGCTCTGGCTCTCGGCGCACGACCTGGAGCTGGAGAAGATCAAGAGCGAGGAGTATCTCGCACAGATCAATGAACTGAAGAACAAGCTTCAGTTGATCCAGAACATCCTATGAGCATCGCGTTCGACGCCATCACGAACAATACTGGCCGTTCGTCGGTCGCGTCGAAGACGTTCGCGCACACGGTCGCGGCAGGAACGAGTTCCCTTCTGCTCGTGGGCATCCTGCATGCGTCTGGACAATCGGTGTCTGGGATCACGTACGGCGGCGTGGCGATGGCGGTGGCGGATTCGCAGGTCAATCACAGCGGCGCGTTTACCCTCGACCTCTGGTATCTCTATAGCGCCCAGGGCCTGCCGACGGGCGCGAACAACGTCATCATTACGTACAGCGCAGCGACCGACCAGATGCCGATCGCGATCTCGTACACAGGGGTCAAGCAGGCGAACTTCGATGCGTACGCCTACTCGTCGACGACCGGCAACTCGACGCGCACAGAGACGTTGACGTCTATCGCTGACAACTGTTGGATGCTCTGGCTCGGTGTCGACGAATATGCTGGCCCTCCGGTAGCAGGTTCTGGAACCACCCTTCGCGGGTACCACGACGGGTTTACAGGTCTTTTCTTCGCCGACGGCAATGCTGCCATTCATCCGGCTGGGCCAAACAGTTTACACATCCTTCCACAGAATACCAGCGATTACATGGATGACATGGTCTTTACGCTAGCCCCTGCTCTGGCCGGCGGCTCGGCGACGATCGCGGCGGGCGGCGGCAACACGTCGATTTCGGAGGCGAACGTGCTCGGCGGTGGACAGACGTTGACGATCACGCTGACGGGCGACACGTTTCTCACGTAGGGGAGCAGATATGCCGACGATTGACGCGACTGTCGGTGGGCCGAACGCCAACTCGTACCTCACGCAGGCCGAGGCGAATGCGTACTTCGATACGCGCCCTCCGCTGCCAACGCCGTGGCAGACGACCGGTGACCCGGCGATCCGGTTGATCATCCAGGCGACGCGGGTCTTCGACGCCTTGGCACAGCCGTTCAAGACGCTCTTCGTCGATACCGGGCGCGTCTACTATCGCGTGCGCCCGATGTGGACGGGCGTTGCGGCCGGCGGGACGCAGCGACTGGCGTGGCCGCGTGCTGGGATGTTCGACCAGAACGGATATGCCATCAGTCCGGCGATCATCCCGCAGACGCTGAAGGATGCGACTGCCGAACTGGCTGGGCAACTCGGGATCACTGACCGCACGTTGGACAACGACGTCATCATTCAGGGCATCAAGTCGGTGCGCGCCGGCAGCGTCGCCGTGAGCTTCGGCGACAACATCATGGCGCAGGTGATTCCCGACTTCGTGTACAACATGATTCCGATCGGTTGGCTGACCGAAGAGACATACGAGCCGGCGATGCCAGGCATCTTCGAGGTTGTTGGCGGAGATATGTCATGAGCATTCGAGATGCGTTGGTGGCGGGAGTGAAGGCTGTCGACAAAGTGACGAAGTCCGTGCAGCCGATCGTCGCCTACGAGCAAGTCATCGCCACCGACGAATTCGGCGCCTTCATGTACTCAGCGCCGATCATGATGCATGCGGTCGTGGATGACAAAGAGGTGCCTGTACGCACGCGTGAAGGCGTGCTGACGTCGGCGCGCGCCACGCTGACGTTGCTCAGCGTGCTGGAGGTCGTCATGTCGACGGGCGGCGAGGGCGTCAAGGCGAACGACCGGTTTACGTTGTCGAACGGCTATACGGGCCTCGTGCTCGACGTCAACGGAACGGTGGACCCAGGCACGGGGCATCCGTTCGCCACGACCGTCATGTTGGGATAAATGATCACTATCGCCTTGACGTACTTCAAGAGTCTGACTCTCGTCAACCTGATGGCGGCGCTCTATTCGGTGCGTCGGCAGGACTTCTCGCAGGTTGAAGAACTGGTCGTCGTCGACAACGATACGTCGGACGACCCTGAGCAGATTCGGTACCTCGTCGCGTCGTTCAACTTTCCCGTGCACGTGCGCGTCGTGTCGCACAAGCACGGCGACCGGACGCTCGCGCAGGCGTGGTCGACGAACCAGACCGTGCGGCTGGCGGATACCGAATGGGTCTTCTATACGCGGGCCGACTATTTACTGGACTTCAGCATCGTCTCGAAGTTTGCGGCCGTCGTCGCCAGCAAGCCGATCGGGTGGGATGGGTTCATCGTCAGCCACGGGTGCCATCTCGGCGAGGACATCACCGGGGTTGAGCAATATCCGTGGCGGGACCAGGGGACACGCGTCCTGCAGGGCATCGTCTACGACTATACGGAGATCGACTCCGGCGTCTGGATGGCACGACGCGGCACCTACGACCGCATCGGTGGATTCGACGAGCGGCTGTCGGCATGGGGACACGCGCAGACCGAGTTCCAATACCGGATGCATCGTGGTGGCGTTGAGTTCGTTCGCCTCCCAGAAACATTGTTCTACCACCCTGGTCACGGCGGCGACAAGGACATGGGATTGGCTAACCAACAGCTGGCAGAGGTAGGCACGGATCTCAAGGTCATGTGGGCGCGCTACCACGGCGAGTCGCCCTATGGACGCTAGACCCTATACACGGTCGCTGCACCCGGATGACTATCTGTTCCTGTTGCGTGCGCAGCACCTACGACAGTTCGAGCAGAGCATGACGGCATTTGGCGTGCCGCATCGCGAGTGGCACGAGCATCGCCTATGGGAGTACGCGTCGATCCTGCAGCAACTCGAAGAACTCAAGGTCCCGGAGAACGCCGAGATGGTCGACGTGGGATCTGGCGCCAGCTTCTTCGACCCCTATTGCGCCATCAACTACTCGGAACTGTGCTGCGTCGACAACATGCAGTATGGCGACATCACCGACATGGTCTCGGCGCAACGCGCTCGCTACGGCGTCAAGCTGCCACTCTACGATATGCCGCTCGAGAACATGGCGGCGTTCAAGGACGGCACGTTCGACGTGACGATGTGCATCAGCACGATCGAGCATGCAAGCGACCATGAGGCGGCGTTCAGTGAGCTGGTGCGGATTACGAAGCCTGGCGGCTACTTGTTTATCACGTCAGACTACTTCCGAGACTTGGTGCACTTCGAGCAGTCGGCGTCGCGCGTCTATCAAGTGACGCCGTATATGCAGGCGTTCGTGCTCGCCCTGCCGACGCGGTTTCCAGTGGCGTTCGTCGGCGGGACAGACCTCGACTACCGCGGAGATTTCGTGCACAACTATTCGTTCTGCAACATCTGTCTGAGGAAGCTATGACTGAACGGATGTGCCGCGCCTGCGGGTTGTCGCTCATCTCGGTGCTCGACCTTGGCAACCTGGCCTTGTCCGGATTCCCGATAGGTGACGAAGCACCGGACTTCTCGCCACTTGACCTCTGTCGCTGCTCGGCGTGTGGGCTCGTGCAGTTGCGGCACACGGTCGAGCCCGACGTTCTGTTCAAGCAGTACTGGTACAAGAGCGGCGTCAACGAGACGATGCGCGCGGAGCTGCAGGACGTGATGTACGACGCGCTGGTGCAACTGGGATACCTCCTTGCCGGTGACGTCATCGTGGACGTGGGAGCGAACGACGGCACGCTGCTCGCCTGGGCGCCGCGAGGCGTGACGCGCATCGCGTATGAGCCGGCAGAGAACCTGCAGGAGAGCCTACGCAAGCACTGCGACGTACTCTATGCGGAATACTTTCCAGGCAAGCAACCGCTTGAACCTGGCAGCGTGTCGTTGCTCACGTCGATCGCCTGCTTCTATGCGGTCGACGACCCCATCAAATTCGTCAGTGCCGTGAACGAGGCGCTGTCGGCACGCGGCATTTGGGTCCTGCAGTTTCAGGACCTGCACCAGATGCTGATGGCGACGGCGTTCGACGACATCTGCCACGAGCACCTGTTCTACCCGAGCCTCGCGTCGATCATGCGCATGCTTGAACCATTCGACTTGGAAGTCATCGACGCTGAGCGACGGGAGATCAACGGCGGGAGCCTGCGCGTAACGGTAGGTCGTCGGTGGCGACACGTCTCGCCGAACGTCAAGGCGATGACGATCGCAGAATATCGATGCGAGCACTTCATGACGCTGCGGGACTTCGCGCAGCGCGTCATGAAGACGCGCGAGAAGATCTACCAGGCGCTCGACACGCACCGTGGTCCGATCGACCTCTACGGTGCGTCGACGAAAGGCAACACGCTGCTGCAGGTCTGCGACCTCGGGCCGAAGGACATTCGTCAGGCCTGGGAGCGGTCGCCGGAGAAGTGGGGCCGCAAGACGGTCACCGGCATTCCGATCGTCAGCGAGGAGTCGGGACGTGCCAATCCGCCGGCCATGCTCTTCGTCGGCATCTGGCAGTTTCGCGACGCGATCATCCGGCGTGAGGCGGCGTATCTAGCGCAGGGCGGCAAGCTGCTGTTCCCGCTCCCGAGAGTTGAGGTTATTGATGTTCACAAAGGTGTCGGTGCTCATTCCCACTCGGCATCGGCTTGAACGGTTGGGTCAGATGATGATGTCCTACTGCGAAACAGCGGGCGAGTGCTCTGAACTAGTGTTCCGCGTCGATGACGATGATACGGACACGCAGCGCTACCTGAAAGATATCAGCGACATGGCGCCGTGCCGCGTCGTCGTCGGTCCACGCAAGAAGGGCTATGCGAGCCTCGGTGACTTCTTTAACGAGTTGTATGCGGCATCGACCGGCGACGTGCTGATGTGCGGCAACGATGACATGGTCTTTCAGACGTCCGGCTGGGATGCGAAGATCCTGGAGGAAGCCAACCGCTACCCCGATGGGATCTTCGACTTCGGCGTCGAGACGCACAACGCCGCGAACTTCCCCTTTGCCACGGTCTCGCGCAGCATGTGCGACCGGCTGGGGTTCTTCTTCGACCCCCGCATGTTCTGGGGCGACATCTTTTGGCGCGACGTGACGTCCCGCTTCGACCGAGCCATTCGACTGCCAGACATCCACATCGAGCACGATTGGGCGGGGTTTCGTCCCGACGAGGTGTTCCTGGAAGGGGAGTCGACGCGCCGGGCAGACCACCTGGCCTTCCACGCGCAGGCGGTGAACGAGGCCGTGGAGAAGCTGAAATGAAACCGATCTACGTCTGCGTGCCGGTGCTGCGACGGTACGACTTGCTCCGTCAGATGCTCGTGTCGCTGGAGCCGAGCACCGTCGAACCCTCTGGCATCTACGTCATCGACAACGGGCGCGACGCCGAGCGGGTGAAGGCGGCGACCGACAGGTGTCCGTTCCCCGTCGTCATCTGGACGCCAGAGGAGTCGATGGGCATCGCCGAGTCGTGGAATTGGTTCATCGACCACGCGCCAGAGGAGCGTCTCATCACGAACGATGACATCGTCTTCGCGCCCGAGTCGCTCGAAGCCTTCGGCAAGACGACGACCGACATCTGCTGGTCGCGCGAGGCGGGCTTCTCGTGCTTCATCATCCGCGACAGCTGCGTGAAGAAGATCGGCTACTTCGACGAGTCGATCTCTCCGGGCTATGCCTACTTCGAGGACGAGGACTACGCGCAGCGGATCAACCGCAAGGGCAAGGGGCCTGAGTTCGCGACCTCAGGCGACTGCGCCTCTGGCCTGGAGCACTTGCACAGCCAGACGATCTCGGTGGCGTCGCCCGAGGAGCTCGAGGACCACCATCGTCGGTTCTGGGTCGCGCGCTACAACTATGTCATGAAGTGGGACCTGCAGAAGGAGTTCAACATGGACAAGAACCTATGATCACGTTTCTCGTCCCGACCATCGGTCGTCCCTCGCTGCTGCACACGCTGCGGTCGATCGAGACGTTGCCTGGCGACGAAATACTGGTCGTCGGCGGCGTCAACCCGATGTGCACCGATCCGCGCGTGCGGTGCATCCCGTGCAAACCAGGCGGCGACTGGGGACACGCCGAGCGCAACTACGCGTCACCAATGGCTAAGGGGCAATACATCGCGCACATTGACGATGACGACGTCTTTGCGCCGGGACACCGCGTGTTGATGCAGGACGCGATCGAGAAGACGCCTGGCTTGCCCATCTTGTTTCGCATGCAGTATCCGAACGGGTATCGGCTCTGGCAAGAGGAGAAAGTCTATTGTGGGAATGTTGGGACGCCGATGTTCTTGATCCCGAACCAACCCGAGAAGTGTGGGACGTGGGGATCGTTCGTCGGCGGGGACTGTTCGTTCCTTGAGACGAGCAAGTGGGCGGCGGAGGACTACGTGTGGCGGCCGGAGGTCACGGTGCTGTTGGGGCACAACGTTTAACCAATTAGCGTGGGGCTAATGACTATGAGAGATGTGTATCATCGTCGATTTTTATCACTTGAAGAAAAGATTGCTACGTTACTGGCTCCGCCAAACGAACGCGGGTGCCGACTGTGGCTGGGGCGAAAGAACCTTCAAGGTCAGACACACCCGAATGGCTACGCAACTATCAAGATTGATGGAAAGTTCAGACGCGTGTCTCGAGTGCTTTGGGAATTGCGGAATGGACCAATTCCTGAAGGAATGTTTGTCCTTCATTCATGTGATTGTCCTCCATGCTGCGAAGAGTCGCATTTGTTTATTGGCAGTCATCAAACCAATAGCGATGACAAAGTTTTTAAAAATAGGCAAGCACGCGGCCACCGGATGCTAGATGAATCTGGTGCGCGAAGAGTTCTTCTACTGCACGATGAAGGCTGGACACTTAAAGCGATAGGTAATGATGTCGGTGTTTCTGCGCAAGCTGTTTGGCTGATTGTCCATAGGATTAATTGGGCGCATCTGCAAGAGGGAGTTGGGCTATGAACAAAAAACTCTTGTGGGTCGGTGACGGCCCAGATACTCCAAGCGGGTTCGGATTGGCCACTCGAAAGACCATAGAATCTTTAGACTCGCATTTTGGCGGTCCTTATGACGTTACGGTGCTTGGAATAAATTTCAGAGGCGATCCTGGAACCGTTCCATACCATGTCTATGCCGCCGCAGCCGGTGGGGACATGCTCGGCATCAACCGCCTAATCTGGATGTGCGCGAACTTCGAGCCCGACCTCATCGTGCTGCAGAACGACCCGTGGCAGATTCCGCTTTACCTGCGGCAGTTGCAGCAGTATCCCGAGCATCGGCACATTCCGGTCATCGCGTCGCTGGCCGTCGACGGCAAGAACCAACAGGGCATGAACCACCTCAATGGCTTGGCGCTGGCCGTCTTCTGGTCCGAGTTCGGGCAGCGCGAGGCGCGCAAGGCCGGGTATACGGGGCCGAGCACGGTCATCCCGTTGGGCGTCGACCTTGACACCTACTACCCGATCGATAAGACCCAGGCGCGGCTGAACCGCAAGCTCGACTTCGTCAAGGACAAGTTCATCGTCGGCAACGTCAACCGCAACCAGCCGCGCAAGCGGTGGGACTTGACGATCGAGTACTTCGCCGAGTGGGTCAAGGCCGAGAAGATCAAGGACGCGCGGCTCTACTTCCACACGGCGCCGACGGGCGACGTCGGCTGCGACGTCAAGCAGTTGGTCAAGTATTACGGCATCCTCGACATGCTGCTGCTGCGCGAGCCGCAGGTTTGGTACGGCGACTCCGACGAGGCGATGCGCGAGACCTACAACTGCTTCGACGTGCAGGTCAGCACGACGCAGGGCGAGGGGTTCGGCCTGACGACGTTCGAGGGGATGGCGTGCGGCGTGCCGCAGATCGTGCCTGATTGGGCGGCCCTCGGTGAGTTAGTCAAAGGTGCCGCGACGCTGATACCTTGCACGACGACGGCCATTGGGTGGCCGTACCTGAACATCATCGGCGGCATCGCCGATAAGGGAGAGTTCATCAAGTCGCTGTCTCACCTGTATCACGATCGCAACGCCCGCGAGGACTCTTCGTTGCTCGGGTTGGCTCGCGCCTCGGAAGATAAGTATCGCTGGTCGACCATCGGCGAGCGGTGGGTGAAGGAACTGGCGCAGATCGAAGCCAAGCACACCGAGATCGAGTGGAAGGACCTGGGACGTCCAGAAGAGGTGACCACGTGAAGCCGGACGCCGCCGCGATGATCGCGAAGCTGCAGAAGGTCCTGAAGATCTGGCCGACGCGCGTCGGCGCGGCCCTCTACCAAGAAGGGCAGATCATCATGACCGAATCGAAGAAGCGCTGCCCGGTGGCACCCGACGGAGGAACGCTGCGGGCGAGCGGGCAGGTGCATCCGCCTGAGTACGCCGGGCCGCACATCTCGGTGACGCTGTCCTACGGCGGCGCGGCCGAAGCCTACGCCATCGCCGTGCACGAGCACCTGTCGGAGCACTCGCCGCCCTCGTGGAAGGCGGCCGAGGCGGCTGGACGGGGCATCCATTGGAACGTGCCAGGCACGGGGCCGAAGTTCCTCGAAGGGCCGATCAACGAAGCGCAGCCGACATTGGCGGCTCGAATCGCACAGCGGATCAACTTGAACGAGGTGCAGGTCTAATGCCCTTCCTCGATGAACTCGCAGATCGGCTTGTCGCCGCAGGCGTCGGCACGCGCAGTGCCAACATCTTCCTCGGGGCTAATGCGCTTATCCCGCAGGGCGACGGGCCGTTCTTGACGGTCATCGAGACGGGCGGCATGGCGCCGACGCGCATCCAGAACAAGGCGAGCGTGCATACGCAGCAGCCGACGGCGCAGATCGCCGTGCGCGCCGCCCGTTATAACGTGGCGCGGACGATGAGCAAGGCGGCGTATGACGCGCTCGACGGCGTCTTCAACACGACCCTCAGCGGCACGTTCTATCAGCGCATGGTCGCACGACAAGAACCGACGGACATCGGATTGGACAGCGTGGGGCGTCCCGTCATTGTCTTCAACGTTGAAGCACAAAAGGAGCCCTCGTAGTAGGTAGCTGTTCACCGCACGTTCGAGCCTCGGCCCTCTTATACAGGAGTGTGACACATGGCGATCTCAGGACACGGAACAAAAGTCGCGCGCGCGCCCGCCGCCACGCCGACGGTCTTCACCGACATCGCGGAGATGAAGGACGTCACCCCGCCAGAGTTTTCCCGCAACGAGTTCGACGCGACGACGCAGAACCTCAACATCGACACCTACGTGGTCGGTGTGCTGCGTCGCAGCGGATTCACGATGTCGCTGAACTTCCTCGACACCGACGGATCGCACGACCACCTGACCGGTTTGCTCAAGGCGATGATCACGGAACCGCCGCCGGTGGACGGCTACCGGATCACGTTCCCGAGCGGCGTCATCTGGGTGATGAGCGGTCAGGTGTCGAAGTTTGCGCCGAAGTATCCGGTGGACGGCCTGCAGGAAGCCGCGGTCACGATTCGACCGACGGGCCGCATGACCATCAACGGGATCGTCATCGGCTAGGTCTGCCCCACGCAGCGTTTGCTTCTCCCTTGCCGGTTCAGGGGACCAAGCGTAGTAGGAACCGGCACTTACCTCGGCATGCGTGGGAAGAGCAGATTATGAGCGAACAGAACGGACATCAGCGGATCTTGAGCGTCGATGAAATGCTCGGGGCGGACGACGTCGAATACGCGACGATCCCGAGCTGGAAAATCAAGGACAAGACCGGCGAACTGGTGCAGGGCTACGTGCGCATCGCGTCGCTGAACGCCGAGGATCTCATCGAGTGGCGTGAGGCGAACGAGGGGCCGGCGAAGCGCACGATGGGCATCCGGTTGCTCGTCAGCAGCCTCGTCGACGAGCACGGCAATCGTATCGGCAACGCCAAGCACTACGAACTGTTCAAGAAGAA